CTGCTCCATTGTCTCGGGAGCTTTCTCACCTTCGCCAAGTGCCCTCAAGTCTGTCAAGACCCACCCAGCACCGAATGTCAGGAGAATCTGAAAAGTTTTCTTGAAGAAGTCCACGAACGTCGTGCCATTGCCGTCGCAATTTTCCAAGAATTTCGTGTATGGCTCATCTCCGCTCTTGCCATTGAAAAAGATCTCTGGGGAAATGTCGAACATTGCCGCACCATACCAGCCGAGACCCGTGCCAAGGATGTTCTGGTATGTGAAGCGATCCATGCGCGCAGCGTAGACCTCCTCATCTTCTCTCGGGCGCTTCTTGAGGAGTCGCTCGCAGCGCATCTTGAGTGCGGCACCACCCTCGTACATCAGGGACAGATCAATCCACGCCTCAGAACGGGCAGAGTACTCTGGATGCTTGAGATCGAGCAGCGCAACAGCAACTCGGCCAGGTTCCACTTGCAAGGGAGGAGCTACGTACGTCGCATCACGAGTTGGAAATGTTACTATCGGGCTGAGGCCCGGCACGCCAGTACTGCCCATTACTTCATCCCCTCGACTGGCTCTTCAATGTCGATCTTGTTAGCAATAGACCCTAGTGAGACGTTGTCGTAGTACTCTACTTGATCATGCATGTAGCACAAGGTCTCCCGCATGTCAGTCCTGAATTGCTTCTCTGGGATCTTGATCTCATTCAGGGAATGATATGCCTGGTTGAAAGCGCTCCATGGTTCGTCGCCAATGCCCATGGCACAGGCGATCAGACCCGTGCCAGAGGAATGCACGAGAGCACCATCTTCCTCCATTACCTCATAGAAGTAGAACAGCCCAGCATTCTGGTCAGTCAAGCCACGAATTGGAATGCCGACGTTTGGACGAACAAGTTGAACGTGCTCAGGTTTTTCTGGTTCCAGAGGGTATGGCGGAATGCTTAGTCGAACGCCGACGGCAAACTTATCATTCATCGGCATGCGGCTCGCCTGCCCGCGAGCAACATCAGAGAAGTATTTCCCGATGCTGTCATTCATCAGGAAAAACTGTGTAGGAGTAGCGTCGTAACCGAAGCGAGGAGTCCATTCAAGGCCATAAACGCCAGTGTCATTGACCACAGCATTAAGGTCGATAGGACCGACGTGCCCGGCCTTTGCACAAGCAGCCTCTACCCTTGCCACGCCACTGTTGATGATCCTGCATGGTCCGTCCTCAATCCAGAGGATATTTCCGGAGCAACCTGTGGCCGGCCCGTTGTTGCCGTCCATAAAAGCTTTGACCTCAAGCGTATGGTTCCCAGGCCTAAGGAACTTCGTGCCATCGCACCACATCTCTGAACTGACGACCACACCCTCGACGAACTCCTGCAGGACGAAAGAGTCAATGTCCTTGGAGTAGTTCTTCTCGACATACTTGAGGTATTCCTCGAGGTCTCCGCGGTCAATCGAGACGTACGTGAGATGGCACGGGAGTCCCTTGCCACTCGGCTTGAAAACGAAACGGCGCTCGCAACCGTCCTCGTCTTTACCATTCTCATCAAGAAAACTTTCGACATCCTTGAAGTCGTCAAATTCGGTGGTGAACGGGACCTTGATGCCAGCCTCCTCCATGATGTCGAAACCAAATTGGCGATCTTGTTCCAATTTGTCAGCAAAGGACGACCCACCAACGATCGGCACGCCAGACTTTTTCAGCTTGTCGGCAATGGCGCCAAAGCCGCTGAAGTCAAAGATGACGACCTCGTCGGGCCGCGGGTCGATCTTCTTCGCCTTGGGCAGGAGACCGTCCCAGACATTCTTGTAGCCGGGTTCCTTGATGTAGAGTCGGCAATCGTTGCCTTCATCTTGAATGAATTTCAAGATTCCGGAACCTTCTCCACAATTTGAACACATTAAGAAGCGGATAGACACCTCCCAGACTCACGCCATCCTTTTAGCTTTGTAAAGCGACAAGCTTTACATTGCCTAGCACCACTAGGAGCAATGTACGTGTTCTTATCATTGAATTCGTGCCCATTCTTGCAGTGTGTCTTGCGAGCATTAGCTGTATTAGCACGTCTTTCAGCCGTATGCTTTTTCCCGGTTAGTCCGCGACTAATAGCGTTACGATGTTCTTCTGAAAATGTTTTGTTCGCCCATGGGCCAATTCGCGTCGCTGGATCCTGCTTCTTAGCTGCCTCAGACATTTTCTTCCTTACTTCTGGAGTAAGTGCTGCCTTTGTCGCGGCAGAAATCTTCTCTCTTACAGAAGTAGTCATCGCAGCACGAACTGATCTGGACAAATTTGCTCTTGCTTCAGGGGTTAGTGGACCGCCATCACCACCAACAGTCATATTGTAGCCAACGCGCGGATTAGTCGAACCGTGGCAAGCAATCTGCAAACGTTCAAGAGCATTGAGTTCCTCTGGAGTGTTAGTCACGCCAAGTTCTTTTATAGAAAAAGCTTCATTACCATATTTACGTATTGCAGAATAAAGAACCATTCCCTTGAACCCACGCTTAGCCCAATACAAATGAGTGCGCCACCGCTCCTTAAGCGTATGCACCGTCTTCCCAACGTATACCTTGCCGTTGACATTGTTCGTTATTAAGTAAACAACGCCCATGGCTACTCTTTCTCCTTGAATAGTCCGTCCACCCTCTCACTGTAAACTTTCCAAGGAACGCCCAGTTGAAGTGCCACAAATCTTTCAACGACGTCAGCCGCAGCATGCTGCTCAAAATATGGCGCTGCATGATCTTCCCCAGGTTCGTCCTCACTGAGGTCATGATCTTTATTGAAAGCGATGTCGAACTTGTCCACCTCGGCCTGAGTCACACCGTGAGCTTTACAAAGCACAGCCTCTACTGCTTCGTGCAACCCTATCAGCAAGGCGTCATTCTTGACGCCAGTATCTGAAACACTGATATTGATCGAGCCATCCTTGCCGATTTCCCAATCGCCAGCAGTTTCGTAGCGTTGCTCCGCGTGCTCGACAAGCTCAATCTTGAGTAGTAACTTCCTCACGATTTATTGCTCCCATCGAGTTCCTGCAAGATCTCGGGATCTGAAGTTTCCTGAACATATTTCTCGACCAATATCTCTCGCTCCAGAAGCACTGCAAGTTTCTTCGCTCCCATGACCTGCTCTTCCTTGTGCCTCCAACCCGCCGCACCCTCGATGTTCAAGGCATGCAAGAACACAACATCAGTGATGAAGCCCCTGTCCTCGATGACAATCGTCTTGTACTCGTATGCTTTCTTCATTGTGACAGGCCCTAGTCCACGCCGTATCCGACGTATGGCCCCTTGCCGTTAGTGCCAGAGTCGATCTGAAAGTTTCTCAGATCCAGCTGATTTCCGCCTGGCGCCGTCAGCATGATAGGATTTGCATTAGGGCTTGCCATCGCAGCAAGGATGTTGCCTGCTACATCCTTAACGTAAACGAAAGATGTTCCGTCAGCAGGATCATATGTGATCAAAAGAGTGTTTACCTTCAAGGCCACTAGTGACAGGGGGACGGGTGTACCCGACGCCACGACGGCCATCTTTCCCATACCAGTCCATTGCATAAAGAACCTCCAAAATCATACTGCGGGAGGGATCGCACGACCGCACAACCGCACGATCCCAGCCCCCGCCCTCGGTCCGGCCTCACAGACCGAAGATCGAGTCCTACTGGACAATACCTTTTCTTCCTCCGGCCTTGCCACGGAGACTGAACAAATATTCAATGGCATATCCTACGGCATCACTAATGTGTGTCCTATTTTTGTCCGTCTTGTCTAGTAAGCCGGTAGTGTTGCCGCTGGAGTCCTGCTGCCACTTTACCTTCTTGAAATCTTTTACCAACTCGCGACACTTGACATCGTCTACGAATAGGCGCACAGTGCCGTCTGCGGACTTAAACATCGTGTTGACCGCGTTGATGCGGTCCTTAATCATCGGGTTGGCATTGCGGCGCACGAAGCGCGTGTGAATGCTGGGGTTGAGTGCAAAGTACTCGGCGACTATCTGCCAGTTGGTTTTGCTGCTGTTTGGCGAGCGTTGAGTCCCGGCGGCATCTCCGTAGACCTCAACATTCAACTCATATCCCCACTGATATTTGACCAGTTCTAAGAGAAGTTTCTCCATCATCAGCGCAGTATTGCTGTCTTGAAGAACTAGCTCTTCCAAAACTTCCAACCGCTCTGTCAACCTCATCCCGACGCCGCGATCATACTGTCCAATGACCGTACTCATAGGATTCACGTTGAAATCCATACTGACGAAGAGCTGCATCCGCTCGTCCCTTACTAGAGGTTTACAGTTTGCACGCTCATCGAATTGGTAGTAAACGTTGCCATCGTCAGCTTGATCACCTGGGCGCTGCTGGTACAAAGAAAACCAATCGCGGAGACTTGTGCTCCTAAACAGGGAAAGATCTCGCTCCGTAAACCTGTCAGGGCACAGAGCCTCACCGCGCTTACGCCCCAAAAGATCTCTCCACTCTGGATTTTCTGCTTCAGCAAGCTGATCTCTGATAGATTTTGAGCGAGCAGCTGAAGCATTGGCGCCCAGCGCACCCAGGCGCAGGTCATTTACCTTCACACCAAACTTACGGTAGTACTGCTCAGCCTCTGGTTCAGCACAAGCCGGAAATACGAATACTTCCCACTGCTCGCGCTCACCCTTGTCATTGGAAAATTTTGGGTCGATGAGGCGCCCGATGAGGTCGTCGCTGTGCCACCTTGTGGCCATGATGATCACGGCTGGCTGGACTTTTTCCCCTGTATTTGGATCTATTGAAGGCTCAAGGCGCGTGCGAGCAGTTGACGTCCACCAGTCCCAAGCTTTATCTCGCATGGTTAGGGAGTTTGCTTCCTCACTATTCTTAACAGGATCGTCAATGATCAACACATTTGAGCCTTTGCCGGTGAGCGGACCGCCAACTCCAGCGCAGATCATCGCACCGTCGTGCTCAGTCTCCCAATAGTGCATTGCGGGATTTTTTGATTTGAAGCGAAGATTGAGTAGGTCTTGGTTTTCTGCTACGATGTCCCTTGCCTTACCTCCCCACTTTGCCGCAAAATCAGCCTCATAAGAAGCGACAACGATTTTGCGGTAGTCAAAGTTTTCAAGGTACCAAACAGGAAACCACTTTGATACCAGCTCACTTTTGCCGTGGCGCGGACTACGGGGGCATGCAAACTATTAGCCGCGGGCATCGCCCCATGGCGACATCCACCAGCTTACGAGAAAGGAGTTGAACATAGTGCCAAGCTTGATAGCGACCTTGCGACAGTCGCATAGCCATTGATGCTGGCGTCATCTTCCACATGATGCCAGCAAAAATAGGATCAGATAATGCTGCTTGGGTAACTGGACCTAACTCAATTTGCATGCCCCTGCGTCCTCCTTAGCGGTTACGCCGTCCAATCGTATTCGGCCACTAACTCACTGGTTGAACACTGCGAAACGACGAGCACTAAGCAGGTTTTCCAGGAACACCCTTGACTTCCTTCACGGGAACTTCATTGAGTGGAAGTGGATGACTGATGGTGCCTACTGGCAACTCTCCAGGCTTTCCAGGAACCTCGTTGTGTGGAAATGGCTGCGCTATGGTGGTGCCAGGCAAGACGCGAGTCGACTGATCATGTGGGATTGCGCCACCCGGCAAAGCATGGGCAAAGGGGTCATGTGCAGCCGTACCGCCCGGCAAGGCATGGGTTGGCGAATCGTACGGGTTTGCGCCATGAGGCTCTCCCCTCGTCATGTACTGATGTTCGGCATCGCTGACATTGGCGAGGAACGTCGACGCCTTCTGCTGGTCGATCGTGTCACCGTGCTTTTGTATGTACATCAGTACGAAACGGACGAACTCTTCCGGTGTCATCGAATAATTCTCCCTTACTGAATTGTTCCCTCACCCATGTCAGTCTCAAGGATGGATTCGGCCGCTGCAAGACTGAGCCGTTGCGCCGCATCAGCAAGTTCGGGGTTCTCGAGGACGCGCCGAAGCAAAGCAGTTTGAGATTCTGCCGTCACGTTGGATGTGATCTCGCCCTCGACTGTAACATTGGAAAGTTTGGGATACATGTACGGCAGCAGTGTTTCTGCAATCTTGAGCTTGGTGTCCTGGTTGACGTTGCTGTCCTGTGCACACATGACGAGCACCGTCAGCGGGTCATAGTTGAGCGACTGCATCGCATCTTTTGCTGCGATTCGAACATTTTTCCTAAGTGCCATTGGTGCTCGACCTTTCCTACAATCCATTTTACCACGAATGTCAACCACAGTACAAGGAAATTTTGCTGAACTGTGCAATCGTCGTGTATCTTTAATGTATACGTGCGAGACGCGGGCCAGCGCCCGTGCACGCGTAGCAACAATTGTATGTACACCCAGGCACACGCGGAAGTATAATAAGGTCAGAGGGCAAAATGCCAAAACTAAAAAACATCTTGCTGGTGTGCTTTTTTACGGGGGCTGCTGGTCTGCTGGCACAGCAGCCAGCGCCGAGTTCACCTTCCACGACCGTCAGTGACACGCTGCTAGACCTGTCGTGCCAACCATTCATAGGAACGATATCACTCGTGCTGAACTCGTCCGACTATCGGTCGTCAAAGACGCTCAGCGTGGCGGCCGGCAGCTTCAGCGTCACGCTCTATCCTGGCACGTACTCAGCCACCTTGTCCTCGACAACTTTCGGAACGACGAAGCGGGAGACGTGGACCGTCCCAAATTCAGGCACAACACAGACGCTTGCAAATGTTGGAAGTCCGTCGGCAGGCATAGCATGTCCTGCGTCGCTGCCGCCAAGCGGCGCAGCGAGCGGAGACCTGAGTGGGACTTTTCCTGCACCTACAGTTGTGAAGGTAAATGGTACAGCACTTCCAACGTCGACTAATATTGTTGGGACAAATGCATCTGGTCAGATAGTCGCTCAACCCAATGTCAACGGCATAACGCAAGTCGCTAGCAATCCCGCTACATGCGCTCCAGGCACGACGGCAGACGTCTACAACACTACCAACAGCACTCGCTACTATTGCTCGGGGACCAACACTTGGTCCGTTGGTCAAAGTATGGGAGGCACACTAGTGGTGGGGAATGGGGTGCCTACTGTACTAGGCGATGGTATATCGGCACTTACATGCCCTGGGAAGTTTGCCAGTCTTACCGCTTGCTTGAACGCTGGTAATTCGTTTGTTACAGCAGGAAAAGCGCTGCGTATTGAGATCCCGCAAGGTACCTATACTCTCACTAGTTACCCATACTCACTTGCATCAGGGATGCAAATATATGGCGTCTTGCCTACTTTTGTTTCCGCTGGTGGGGGAGATACAGATGACTTCGAAACACCTGCCGGAGGCACTTGGATTGACTGTGGCGGGTCACAGTGTTTTGCTGGTACTGGATTGACTGGAGTGGTTTTGGAGAATCTCGGGTTTTTGCACTTCGGCACTGTTGGCGTATCATTTGGAGCACACAATGTTGCTGGGCTGTCTGCGTCCCGATTGCAAAATCTTTATTTCGTCGGGTCTGCCACACTCAACGGATCCGGGACCGCTCTAGAAATCTATAACTTTCAAAACGTCAATGCGGATGTGATTCATGCCTTTAGTGTGAATACTGGACTACATCTCGTTGGGGACAACTCAGCCTTTCTGCTTCCCGGAAACTCAACTTTTGTCTCGGTGTATATAAATACTTATGCGAAGTCAGTAGCTAATGGAAATAACACTACGTGCGGACTTAAAGCCGAAGCCCTGCAAGGAGATATTCTCTACACAACATTCGTCCGCCCACAGGTGGTTACTGGTCCGGGTGGTGACTCCACTGGAAGTTTAATGTGTCTTTCTGGGCTAGATTTTGCGGGTGTTCATGACGCTGACCTTGAGGGGAATGTCTTGAACGCCTTGAAACTTGTCAACACGACTCAGTCGCTTCTGGGAATCATGGCAACCTCAGGGACGGTTACTAACACTGTCAACTTTGACGTTAACTCTGTCAGGAATGTAGTCTTATCGGCCAA